ACCGGATCTTTTCCAGTTTACTTATATTTCTGGAAAAGAACGACATCCATTCTTAAATTCATTCAAAGTTGGTGTTCTGTCAAATATGACTGTCAACTATACTGCAGGTGGTAACTATGCAACTTATGGCGGAAATTTAAAATCACCAGTGCATATGAGAATGCAATTAGACTTCAAAGAAATTAATCCAGTATTCAGAGAAGATTATGCACAAATGGGTCAAACACCAGGTATGGGAGGTGTAGGTTTCTAATGTCTTATTTCAGAGAATTACCAAATCTTTTATATCAATCAAATCTCTTAGAGAAAGTCTCTTCTCAAGAGTATATTGCAGTCAAGAACTTATTTCGTAGAGTTAAACTTCAAGATTCTGTTGCCGATAAAGCAACTCTTTTTAAGGAATATGTAATTTTAGAAGGTCAAAGACCTGATGTAGTAGCAGAAACATTTTATGGATCTGCTGATCTTGATTGGGTTGTTATCTTAACTGCAGGAATAACAAACATCAAAGATCAATGGCCACTTAGTAATTATGATCTGAACAGATATGTTGAGACTAAGTATGGACTAACAGAAATGAATGAAGTTCATCACTATGAAACTATTGAAGTAAGAGATGAAAAAAATAGATTAATTCTTCCTGCTGGTCAAAGAGTTGATAAAGATTTCACACTACCACAACCGTTTTCAACATCAAAGAGAAAAGTCAATAATCCAATCGGTATTGGATTGAGTGAAGCATTTATTTCTGAAGTAGGAACTATTCAACATACTGGTACTTCAGATTATGTTACTACGATCTCTAACTATGATTATGAGGTTAAATCGAATGAAGATAAGAGAAATATAAGATTATTGAAAAGACAATACCTTCAACAGTATCTTAGAGAAATGAGAGATATTATGGCATACGATGAAAGTTCTCAATACATAACCAATTCACTGATCAGCACTGAGAACACTAGACTCATCGGTCCATAAGAGATCTAAACTCTTATCAAACACCATCACGTATCGGTGCTTCTGGGTTCTATCTCTCCATTCACCTTCTTCACCCTTAATACTTCCTCGGGAGTGTTTGGTTCCGTCTGAAAAGTAAAAATCTTTCTTTCTGTCTGATAGACCACAGTAGCGAAAGTTGCAAGCACGATAAATTGTGCCATTATGGTAGTCGCTATCAGCGTAGGAAATGATTGCGCGAACTTTGGTTTCTCTTCGTAGTTTCTTGATGCACNNTGGCAACGAACCAGGAAGTAATATTATATTCTGTTTGCTGAGTGTCAGGGCGAATGCAAAGTCGCGATAATTCAAACAACCCCTCTTGTTCATTTCGTTCTAAACCGAAGGCACCTTTTGCAATTTCAGGAACAGGGAGACCTGTAAAGATACAGACTCCCTGAATACCACCAATGTTTAGTGGGCAAAAATCATTGCCTTTGAATAGACCATAATTGTAACCCGACTTAAATCCTTTGGAGATATCTTTCAAATAATGATACCGCAGAAGTAAATCTGCGGCATCGGATTTAGTTACACGGTCTATTGTGTAATCAGATTTCACTTGAACAATAAATTAAAGTACGCTGCCACAACTAACAAAGTGAGGCAGATCTGATTGTACTTCACTCCTCAGCAAGTTTGGCGAAGTACGCCATTGCATCATCTTCTTCATCATTAGAGGAAGAACTAGAGGCAACGATATCCTCTGCGTTGAAGTCACCAGGGGTAGAAGTCACTGCGGGTGCAGTACCACGGTTAGAAGCGCGGAAATCTTCCTCTGCTTCAACGGTTTCTTGATCCTGGAAACGAGGGGTGCCCTTGTTACCCAGAACATAATCAAGAC